TGCGTTAGCCAGCGGGCCTTGGATTACCAGCGACTGTGCGTCCTTATCACCGTCTAGTGCGGCCTGTAACTGCATCTCGGGGGTTTCTTCACGCCACGTGGTAGGCTTGCTACTCATTTATCGCTCTCCTTGTTCTCTAGTTCTATGCTTCGCGCACGGGCCGTAAACTCGTCTGCGAGGTCATACCAGCCATGCGCCTTCATGTACGCAGCCTGCTCGCGACACATGTCTGCAAGACCTTGCAAGTCGAGGGGTGCTTGCTCCCCTACTCTGGGGACCCATCGTACCGCCATACCCATGCCCTCTCTAGTAGTACTCCGTGCACAACTTCGCCTTATGCCTATCCTGCCTCTTGAGATACCGACGCGCCTGACGCTTGCTAACCTTCTTGCGAAAGTAGTCCTTACCGCCAATAGCGGTCTTGCGCCCTTCGGACTGAATATCCGCAACGTCGGGATATTCCTCGAGCTTGATGTACTGATACGGCCTCATGTCCCTTCCTTTCAGTCAGCGCTGCTACTATCCAAAGGTTAGCGCGGCTTTCCCGATACGCTCGAAGTCCCCCGTTATTGCCCGATTGTAGGCGAGCGCGACGTCATTCTCTGCGTTTGATTGCGGCATCGCCAGGTAAGCCTTTACCCCCCACGGTCTGACTTCATCAACGGTTAGAAAGCAGCCTCTCCATGGATGGTCTGCTTTAGTTATTTGGATAACATCGCCTTCCCCTAGTGGGGTATCGTGCTTGTTTTCCGTCATGGCCGCCATGGGATCTCCTTAGTATTAGCGTCCTACCCGCCTTCAGTGCCCCGCTGCACTCAACTGTCTACACCGTACACGGCCCGATCCGCCCTGTCAAGAAGTTTTTCAAAATCGCCCTCAGATCCCTTCTTCATGACCTTGTCAACTGGCAAATCGGCTAGGCGAATTTAAGACCCTTTTGTCCCAATTACTCGCCTATACACATCTGAGCGTCCAAATCAAGCCAGACCTTTTACTGAAAAGCATCGTGTATACAGCAAACCATACGCGTATGCGTAAGGCATACCCTCTCCCAGGGCCCTAGGCCCGTAATATCTCAGTACGTCAGTACGGTGCATTATAGAAATAAGAAAAGAGCTAGAAGGAGACTTGTGGATATACATGTCAACAATAGGGCACATGGGCGGCCTGTAGAGCCCATGCAACTAGTGCCCTCAGGCCAGGTGCGTAAAACGCCCGTATTTGCCCTCAGATCGACGAACGGCACCTACCAGCTGGGTAGGTAGCCGGGACCTTGAGTTCGTTCAACACAGGGCAACCTCGCAAGCGAGAGAGGGTGTCTAGGGTGCCACCGTGACCCCTAGCAGGTGGGTAGCTGGCAGCTAGGGGGTCCTGGTGAAGTTTTTTGAAAAAGTACTTGACAACGCCCCCGTGCTGCCGTACTGTCTACCCGTGAGCGGCGGTCATCAGCTGCTATCGGCTCCTGATAACGTCCCTCACGGCGTGAACGTCTGGCTCCATGTCCTTGCAGGTGGAGCACGCCGTTCACACAGTGCCTACCAGTAGCAATCCTGCGAACGTAGGCGCAGGGACAGACCAGTTTCCACGGCACCCCCCAGTTCCCCTAGCTGGTCTGTCCCTGTTTCTTGACTGACTTGCGTGAAAGGAAGTACTCGTGGGTTACAAAGGCGGCAGCAATGGATGACACTGAAGGCAACTGTCCTGCTTGCGGCAAGGCCCTTGTCGATTGTATTAACTGTGGTATTGTCGACGAGTCTGTTTTGAATAAACACGTAGATACCATGTACGGAATACAGACGCAACATTCTGGACCCACTGACAAATGGGTAGGCTATGGCTGTCAGTACAGTGAGGCTGAATTTGCACAGGCGGCGGCAGAGAGACTTAGCGCTGGCTACTATGCTGTACGTGTTGTAAAGTACGAGATATACGTAGTGGACTAATCCACCATGCACCTAGGCACCACAATATCCACCCTACGCCGTCTAGCCGGTCTTAATCAAACTGAGCTAGCGAGACGATGCACGTACACCTACCCGAACGGTTATAGGTCATATTCGTTCAGTCACATCAGTCTAGTAGAAGCCGGCAAGCGGAAAGTCACTACCAAGTTTCTTACCGCACTAGAGAGTGGACTACGCTTACAACCTGGTGATGTTACCTTTGCACATGAGTATATCAGTGGCACAGTGCACGATACTAACCGTTGGGACGCTATACGCAACAAACTAACGGCACAGATAAGCGACTTGGCCGGAGTACCACGGGTTGCTAGGAGCTAGCACAATGACCAATAAAGACGAACTATCCGACCTTGCCTTTCTGTCCACAGACCCTGACGAGGGCATAGGCGTCTACATAGACCAATCCATTGCCGACGAGGACTTTGAGGGCGTTATACCTTGGGACATTTCAATCGGAGACCTAACAGGCATGCCGTCCGAAATGGCTAGCCGATACGTCCCTCTCGTTGAAGACTTGTTGAAAAGGCTAAAAGACATAGCAGCTCGCGGGGAGTAAACTAACGGCACAGATAAGCGACTTTGTCTAGAGTGCCGCATACACTCGTCAGCCGGAGAGTGAAGCATGACCCATACAAACCTTCCAACACCGCCATCTGATTCACTCGGGGAGTAGCTCATCGGGCACATTGACAGATACCTAATCACAGATTCAAAGGAATTGACACAATGACCAACAAAGACATCTGTCCTGAACTCTGGGCCATCGTGGATAGTCGCGGCCGTATCGTCAAATCTCGCGGTGGCTCAAGTACAGCTCGCCGCCTCATGGTATATCCGTCCTCCCGTCTTGCACAACTTGCGCTCAAAAATAGCTGGACACAGCAATACTACGGAGGTCGGGAACTGTACGTAAAACTGGTTTACAGGGCAGAGGAGACAAATAACGAGTAGATTGGGATAAAAAGACCGATACGAACTAGTTGACCTCACCTTTCTGTCCACAGACCATGACTAGGAAACCACCACGGCAATGCGTACCAAATACTACGACGCTTACTTCCGCTGGCGTCCACATCTAACCACCCGCCAGCTGCGCAGTCTCCGCAGTACCCTTCGGCACACAGTGCTAGAGATAGAACGTGTCGGCGTAGACGGGCTGGAAGGGCAGATCCGTTGGCCTGAAGACGAGGACGATGTCACCAACGTGCTAGCTGCTGTAGAGCATGTAGTCAAGAAGGGCCTCATAGGCGCCATTGTGCCGCGTGGGTACGGAGACGACGGGCACGACGATACCATGTGTGACTGCGCTATACTCACACAACGTAACGACGTGAACACGATGGCATGTGTGACAGTGCGTGCGTATACATCAATGCCGCCGCTGGCGGTAATAGACACAGAGGACTAAGCAATGACTGACTTCTTCGGCGTTCCCATAATTGTAGTACCAGAGCCAGTATCTTGCCAAGTTCGGTTCCCACGATCCAAAAAACGGCGTATACGGAAAAAGTGGGCGCGGAACGAAGACAACTGAAGAGCTACGGCACTCCTTGACATAGGTGACATAATGCAAACACCGCACGGGCCGTACATGCGCGCTGCCACTGCGAACAGATTAGCACAGGAAATGAGGTCTCAGGGTACTTCCGGCCAAAGCATTACAAGATGGTAAGTGGTGCCTGATTCGAGACACTAGTGTCATGGGACGTCACTGGTGTTAATAGACACAGGGCAGAAATCGCAGATGAAGAAGAGTGCGTATAATGGACATACCTACCACAGCTCTAATCCCCCACGATCTAGTCACCCAAGTCTGCGCTGATCGCAATACGGCACTGACTGCATTTGACACATACTTCACTACAGTAGGCGCTGCCCGTAGCGCACTACACACCGCACTTAAACACTACGCCCGCGCCACTGGCGGTTCTGCCCGCTGGCCTGACACATCAGGCGAATCACAGGAGTTCTTTGACCTGATCAAGCAACCCGACCTGTCAGCTATTGAGCACACCACCCAACGCATCGTAGACACTGGCATTTGGCAATACCTCGTTTCTACTAGCGGCCTAGCTACCATGATGGACGCGACCGCAAAGGCTGAACTAGACGCACAACTGTCCTACGTACCACCTAACGCCGCGCACTCCCGTAATCAATCCTCACTAGCTACCAGTGAGCAACTCTCACCAACTACCCTTCCGCCCATCACCGTAGAGAACATCGAAGCTACTCTAGAAGCCTTTCGCGCCCAAGCGCCTTCAATAGTAGCCCGCGGTATAGCCGAAGCATTCAGCGCCCTCGACAATCGGTTCAAAACCCACAACGGGTTCAAAGTCGGCTACTGCGGCCCGTCGTCAAAAACCGCAGGGCGTATCATACTCAACTACGCGGTGGGCGACACTACATGGTGTAGTACAGACTGGCACGATGAGTACAAACCAACATCAGCGTACAATCGCCTACTTGACGTAGAACGCTGTTTCCGTGCCCTCGACGGAAAGTCAGTAGCCGGCAACTGGCTAGAGGACAGTGCGGTAAAGACCGTAATGCGGGAACGAAAGGCCAATAAACCCACTGATATAATGTCTCGTCGTACACGCACATGGCCATCTACACATGACACCGAGTACTTCATTATACGTATCTTCGCTAAAGGCACCTGTCACGTATGGTTCAAACGCGCCGACCTGGTCCGGCGTGTCAATGACATCCTTGCCAAGTACTACGGAGCTACACTAGGTTGGGGTGTGTATGGCGAGAAAAGTACAGAAGACCCGTTACGCGATGCCGAACATAGACCACTGGCGCCGCGTCTAGGCGAGTACTTCACACCGGCTACCGTTGTGGACTTTGTACGCGCACGTACTCATTACGAGCGGCTAACTAAAGAATCGCTGTGCTTAGAGCCGTCCGCAGGCAGTGGGAACTTAGCGTCTGTACTAACAGACCTAGGGCTCAGAACCGACTGCGTGGAAATACAGCCCGCCTTAGCCCGCGTGCTGCAAAACTCCGGCATGTATAACCACGTCTACTTCGAAAACTTCCTTCATCTCCCAGTGCAGCCGAAGTACTCAGGCGTACTTATGAACCCGCCATTTAACTATGAAGGTGGTATAGACCACGCTAACCGCGCGTTACAATTCCTAGACACCAGCAGTCCATTCGAGTTCGCCGCTATCCTAGGCGCCAGTGCACGCTATAGCGCCACTAGCAAAGCTACTGCTTTCCGTGCTAAGATCGACAGGCTAGCTAGCGAATGGGACGCCATGGTAACTTGGTACGATCTGCCCCCAAGATCCTTCGTGCCTGCTGGTACCAATGTAAACACCGTACTACTAACCATAAGGAAGTAACACATGTTCAAATGGACCACTGAACCGCTTAGAACCTACAGCAAGTTCAAGCGAATACTGCACATATACAATGGACGGGAGGTACACTATCCTATATGGCGTAAGGCTTGGCTGGCTGCGACAGAAGCTGCACTACTTACAGATGAGATGCTAGATACCCGGGAGTACATAGAGTCCTGCCAAGAAGAACTCTATGTAGCCTTTGTAGACTAGGTGTAAGATAAGAGACTAAGTAATGAGATACCGTCAAGCTAAAAAGATCTTCTGTACATCTGCGTTTAGTAGCTCACTACCGTGCTGGAAGAAGTACCGTGGACGTAACACATTTGCACGCAAAATAACTCGTATACAAAGACGTGTCATGAAGCGGTTTATACGCCAAATAGAGCAGCTAGAGGAGCGATTTGCGGAAGCTACACAAGCTGTCAAAGAGCTATCCAGTACCATGAACTCCCTGTCCCGCAGCACTGTATTACACCACTAACACACCGGGAACCCGCGATGAAACTCTACCCCAAGGAACTTACCCTCCTACGCGTCATTGACCACGAGCACATCAGTGCTACGTCGGACAGCATCGCCTTTGCGCCGTCCTGCACTCAAGCGCACATAGACCGCGCGGATGCCGAACTGCCCACTCTATCCGGCGAACTGTTCCGTGAGGAAGTATTCGGTATCAACGCTCGAAACAAGCTACAACACGAATGGAGTAAACTAGGCCGCAGGACGAATACTGCCCGTATAGCTCACCTACAGGAACTTATCCTACTCAACGGTGGTACATGCAACACGTATCGAACCGTCCAGGAAGCCGAAGCGCACTTGACTGAGCGGTACCGACTTAGCATACGCTGTACCATGGGCGGTGGCGACTTCCTTAGTTATGTGGCCCGTACAGTAGAAGCGGACTGGAGTAATCTAGATCCCGACTGCCTTGACGAACTGACGTACTATAACGAAACTGACTTAATCTGCTACAAACGCGCTGTGTGTCTCCGTCTCCGTGAGCTTGCCAGACTACCGGTACTAAACGATGAAAGAGATGATCTGCCATGAGCAACACTGTCCTTTGCCATCACACAAGTGACGAAACGTGTGACTTCTGCATCCCATGGAACGAGCGTCCGGAACTCCTAGAGCGCGTAACGAATGTTAATGACAAAGTAGAAGTGCAGCCGGTATACATGACACGAGCGGAGCTGGCCGCACTGCCGGAGTCATACCACTGTATTACACTACTAACACACTGATAGCCGTCAAATAGTTACTATGTCAACTTTCATCCTAGATCGCGCTACGATGGATAACCCTCAAGGGCGCGTACCGATACTTGAAACCATGTACCACCGTGGTCCATCTGACGGTGGTTGGGATTTCGACACGTTGCGCGCGGACTACGAGTCTTACCGTACACGCGTCACGCCATTACCCAAAAAGGTAGCGTTGGCTAGGGCGTTACGTATCAACAAGCGCCAAGTCGAAACCGCTCTTAGCTTTCACTTTAAGGGCATAGACATCAAAGGCACCCCGTTGTCGGCTAATAGGATAGAGTTTTATGACCGCATAGCGGCAGTTATAGATGATGTGGATAATGGCGAAAAGTTACTTGAACATTGGGACGGGTTGGGGCATAAGCTAGCTAATCAGAACGCGTTTAAGTATGCAGCGCTGGTGCATCCCGATTTCATTGAACCGATGAAAAGTGAGCGCGAGCGTACTGTGGTAATGAAGGGCATAGAGCAAGGGCTGATACGTGCGCAGCAGATGTTGAGTGGGGTAGCGGATGCTACGGCATTGGACACGGCGGTAGCGGTGACAAGGGCAGTAAATGCTGGCAATACGCCAGAGGCTAGGGAGATCCTTGTGGCATTTGTGGCAGAAACGTTCCAGGCGGCATTGGTAGATAGATCCTAGTGTGAACACAAGAAAGGCGAGTGATGAGCAAGACGGTAGATTGTTTCATTGACAGAGATAACAGCGGGCACTGGTACCTAGTCGAAGAGGAACACATATCAAGGAGTGGTGAACGATGTGCAAAGCTAGCAAGTACCGTTTGCTAAAGGAGGGTGAGACAGTCCGTCCGCTTGATGAGTTCTACGATGACGACGCGAAGAAGTGGAAACATGTGATGAATTCCGTTGGTAAGCCGGCACCTAACCCGTGTTACACGTCACATCGGCTGTTTCGACGTAGGCTTAAAGACGTTTAGTCACTGGAGGGATGTATGAGGCAATGGCCAGTACAGTTCACCGTAGACCAAGTTGCCTTAGAGCAATTTGCCAGAGAAGTACGGCAGGTTGTAGAAGACCGCTTGCCAGACGTGGGAGAACACGAGAAGTGCACAATACAGCCTCTAGAGCTGGGTAACTGCGAAATACATATCCGTGGTCACAGTATACGAGTATACGACGGTGAGCACTGGAGAGAGGTAAGCAGCGTGAGTGACGCAGTAGCTATCATAGTGGGTGAGCGAGCTAGAGAACGACACACTGGTATGAAAGCGCACATTCTCGAAACAGCAGACAAGGACGTTAGGTAACTGATGGGCAAAGCATACCAGTTGTATATGTTCGACATGGGTAGCCAGGGCACAGGGATGCTTATCATGCTGAATGAAAAGCCTGCGCACATCGACTCTCTACCTCTAGATGACCAGGAGGACATAAGGAAGTCTGTACACCAGTGGGAGATAGACAGAATGAAAGGCCCCTTGACAAACGCTGCTGGCTAGTGTAGGATGCGTATAGTACTGGTCGCATGACGTAGGCGCGAGGCAGAAAACACGCTGCGGCGCATGTTGTCAGCGACTAGGCGGGCAGAGCGATAAAGGAAGCTAAAGGAGACCAACGTGCTTAAGTGGGAAGAGTACTCGCAGGTCAACACTGTCTGGGAAAACACAGCAGACGATGAGCCCGTATTCATCATCTGTGGACGTGATGAGCTCGCCGCAGTGCCTATTGTTGCCTGGATCGAAGCAGCCCGCGCAGCGGGTGTAGCGCATGAAAAGATCAAAGACGCTGAAGAGCTTCTACAGAGCTTTCGCGATTACGAACATAAGAAACTGCCTGACTAAGTAGAAAGGACTACGACCATGAACACACCAGACATCTACCGTGAAGCCGCCGCAGAGTGCATTACCGCACAGAACGAAGCGATACGTAAAGCGCGTGCTATCGCATCTACGAAACTTTTCGACGCGGACCGCCGTAGAGCATTCAAAGCAGCTAGTTCCGCTGGTGACGGGTACGGTGAGTGCGCGGCGCTGTACTGTACGTTGGCGAGTAATGCAGTAGCTAAGAGAGCTCGATTGGATGTCAGCACCTGAAGATAGTTTCCGCGATCTACTAGAGATACTACGTGACGTACCTGCGTTCACGTTCTCTATTAACTGTGTGTCTGGTCTAGTAGGCTGCGATGTATGCCAGTGCTGGCGATGTACTGGCGTAGAGCCAAAAGACGAGAATCCTGGCTGGCGCAGAGCGGCGCAGTTGATAACCGAAGGACACAGAGCTGAATTGTCCAGATGGCTACAGGAGAACAAGAATGGAACCTAAAAAGACCCTCTACACTGTTATCGTCCCCATGTCTGGTGCAGCCGTGCTCCAGTTCGTCGGTGATTCTGACCTAACTGACAACGACGCGGTGTGTATTGCTATCCAGGGCGTAGAGGACGCGTCACTGAAAGTCATCAATGGCGGATCATTGTGCGATATTAAAGAATGGGAGTTGCACGAGGGGTCAGTAGATCGTGGTAACGTCTGCTACTTTTCTCACACCTCGCCTGACGTGTACAGAGAGGACTATGAGTGATAATGAATAGCACAGTGACTCCGCTACTTAGTGACTTACGCACATCTCCACCAGACTGCGACGAGATTTGTGATGGAACCGACTTTGCTATGAGTAGGCACGAGCTATATAAAAGCACCTACTGAGTACCCATGAACCACATACATATCAGGATACAGTGCGATGTCTCAGACGAAGACGCGCTAAAGACGCGATAGAGATGGTCAGTGCTGTTATAGATGACGGCCGTGTTTCCGTGTCTCGCTTTGGTCCGTCTTACTGTTCGGTGACACGGTTCGAGTCTTCTAGTGATGGCACGAGCTGCACAGTGATTGCGCATAGGACGAAGAAAAGCGACGTATTCGTAGTACGAAAGTGATACGGTAGTTTGTGAGCTTCTACGACGACTTACTAACTGGCTACGACGAACTGGTATCCACTCCAGAGGGGCTACCTGCGTCCGTAATAAACCGCCTCCAAGTACACCAATCTCGTATGTCCACGCGGTCTCGTACTTGCCAGTCATGGCTGTACGAAAAACTCCCCGGCGTATTCAGTGATCCACCAGCGCGGTTTCACACTGACTTCTTTCATCATGTGGATACGCTGCGTCTCGGTGAGAAATCCCGTCCATACTTAGCCTGTCTACCTCGTGCAGCTGGCAAGTCTACCGTTGGCATGGGCGCTGCTGCGTTCCTCTCCGCCATGGGGCAAACTCGCTACGCCCTAGTATTATCTGAACATCTACCTAACGCACAAGACAGGCTGAAGTCACTGAGACTACTATTCGACGAACCCTCGTTTCGCCGCTCTTACCCATTGATAGCCAAGCCTGCCATGACTGCGGAAGGGCGGTTGTTAGGTTGGAGCAATCGTATTCTCTTTACAAAATCCGGCCACATATTCCAGGCCACTAGTCTAGAAGCTGGCAAGCGCGGTGCCAATCAAGCCAGTGTAGAACAGCCTGATCCAGATATGCCGGACGAAGCACGTGAGCTACTGAAAGCTGTTCGGCCTGATCTACTCATCATAGATGATATCGACAACCAGCTTGACACAGCGCGCGCAACGGCGCGTAAAGAGTCCATCCTGTCTACCGAAGTGGTACCCATGGGCAGCCGACAGTACCCGTTACGTGTTCTTATACTCCAAAACAGGATCATACACAGCGGTGTGATAGGTCGTATCATTGAACGCAAAAGCTCGTGTTTTAACGACGCAATAGTCAGTGGTCCATGGAAGGCCATAGTAGACCTGAAGACTAAACCAGTGATGCGCAAGGTCAAGGCTACTGGGGCAGAGAGCATGAGTGAAGCAGAGCTAGATGAGTACGTTCGTCAGCAACATGACGCAAGTCACCAGCAAGAGAGCGCACTTGAGCAATACGTAGAATACCCAGCACATGACATCGTGGGCGGTATCCCTAGCTGGCCGGAGGGGATGAGTATAGCCAAGTGTCAGCAGCTAATCGACGACATGGGTATAGGGGCGTTTCGCGTAGAAATGAACCACGAGACTACGAATCGCGAAGGGGCGTTGCTGGACGATTCGTACTTTCAACAAGTACCAGATGAGTTTGACTTAAAAACGATCCGTGAACGTATTGTATCCGTTGACCCTGGCGGCGGTGCTACAGAGTCTGGCATTACTGTAATAGGCCGCTCTATAGGTGAGAAGGCTGGTACCCGATGCATGATGTACTACGTCATGGAGGACTTGACTACGGGGCCGCGCGAAGGTTGGGAGGTCGTTGCTGTCATGGCGGCTCATCGGCACAAATGTGACATACTGGTAGAGGACAACTACGGCGGCAAGAATCTAATCCGTGCAGTAGAAACAGTGCGCGATGACCTGCGACGACGTGGTAAGATACCTGGTCGACTACCTCAAGTCCACCCCGTACACGCTAGCAACAACAAACATGACCGCGCTGTACCGTTCTCTATGGTGTACAAAGAAGGCCGAGTGTGGCACGTAGGTGACCAATCGCGGTTGGAAAAACAGTGGACTAGTGCTATACTGGAGCAGAAGGGCGTAGAGAGCCCGGATACACTGGATAGTGCGGTCCATGGGTATAACTACCTGGATAGTAAGCCGCAAGGTATCGTGGTTGCTGTTGGCGCTGGTACAGATAGCTTTGTGTAAGTAAGGGAGATCCACTTGGCACATACAGAAACAATCAAGCAAGCGCACGCCAGAATTGCTGCTGCCCTTGACATGGAAATGGACAAGTCTGGAATCACTGCTATGTACCCGGGGTGTGCAAGCTCGCATGGACTTGCGTATATAGTGCTCGACGTGGTACGCACTGGGCAAGACATTGAACAGTGGACGATACGTGCGGATGTCAATGTGCCCGCTGGTAACCATGGGCCTGCCATGTTAGCTAAGAGGCTTGGCGAGCTAGCACAACTATCTCATGTTCAAGCGTGTGCGATGGCTATGGTAGGAGGTAGAACTTGGAACATGATAGAGTAGGTAGTATACACAACGGTGCTTATCCAAGGAGAGCAGAAAATGTCCATCAAGATGCGCAAGATAATCTACAGAACACTAACTAGGATTGCCTGTTGGTTAGGCTCTCATGATGTGTACGTACTACACGACGGACTAGGGAGTAGCTCTTTACCTGCGTGTCGTAGATGTGGCAAGCTGTTTCAGCGCAGATAGCTTTGTGTAGGAGAACGAAAAATGGCACTTCCTATTTACGAGCACAGACAAGTCGGCGACCACGAAACTCTACGTAAAGCTCTTACGGAAGAGGGGGCGTCTGTATCACAGATGTATGTAGACGACAGCGACACTGCCTGGGTTAACTGGGATGCAACAGTCCCGTCTAAAAACGTGTCCCTAGTTATTCGTGCGTATGGCAATAAAAGCAGAACACCTACTTTGGAAGTCGGTTTAATTATAGGCGATATCGAACTACCGCTATCTGGTAGCTTATCTCCAGAGCATAGAGCAGCAGATGAGGAACCTGATCAATGACACACATAGCTTTGTGAGAATAAAGGAGTGCGTAATGGGACTTTTTGACTTTGTAGAAGACGCCTTGACTACAGTCGTGGAAACGCCGCGCAAAGTAGTCAACATGTCTGGTGACGTGGTAGCAAAAGTCGCTAAGGAAGCAGTACAAGCGCCAGACGTTATAGCTGATAACGTTGATAAGGTGCTTAGTTCATTGCTA